CTTAAGCCGACGTGGGCATACTTACGGAACTAGCAGGGTGGCGCCACTTCTCGGAACATTGAGATTGGGGCATTGTTACCTTTAATCACGCCGCCCTCCTCTCGCTCGCCGAGTTATCATTCGCGGCCACCGATATACGGGCAGCGCCTTGCACCATTTCAGGTCGGAGCGTCAGTCGCGAAACTTCGCCGTACAGTTTCGAGTATGTGATGACCTTCGCCGACCTGCCTGACAGCCAGCCTCCGCCTGCAGCATATGCGTCAGGAGCCGCAAGCGTCTCATGGCGTTCGACATACATCAGCCCCGACTTCCGGCCTTCATCGGAATGCAAATGGCCGATGTGCGCATAGGCATATTTGCTTCGGCCGTACATTTCGCGGAACATGCCAGCGAGCGTTGCATCAACGTTATTAACGCCTCGCTTGTGGCCGTGATGTGCGAAGATCGCAGTCTTGCCCCACTCGTACGCGTAATAAAGGCTGGGCGAGTTATCGACGGTGATGCGAGGCTCGTTCTCATACATCGCTGCCAGCATTTCCCGCAGCCACGCCGATGAGGCCGGGTCGTGATTGCCCTGTGCCATAACGATGTGCACGTGCCGGTGCTTTTGCAGCAGCATGTCGATGACGCGCCGAACGGTCCGGATGATGACGCGAATGATCTTCTGTAGGCGCGAATCCGAATCCAGCACATGCTTGCTGGCAGGTGTGACCGTTTCCATGCTGTCGTAATGGGCGAGGTCGCCGAGCTGCGCCAGCACGGCGGTATGTGCGTCAGGCGCAAGATCAATCGCGGCAGCGAACCAGTCCGTAACGAGCTGCTCTGCAATCTCGATATCGTAATCGGCGCCGGTTTCTTCACGCCATGCCAGCATCCCGAAATGGGCGTCCGTTAAGCAGAAGAAATTGAGAAGGTCGGCATTGGTGCCTCGCGGAGCGGGCATAATGCTGACACGAGGCAGGCTTTCGGATAGCGCCGACACCATGGCATCCAGCACTGCCCGTTGTTGCTGCGCGTCAGCCCGCTCCATAATGTGCTGAGTTATGACCCGGCCTTCAGCATTAACGAGCGTCGTCTTGCCTTTGACCGCGAGGCCGGCCGTCGGCTCATAAACCGGGCCAGCCTCTTTCGTTTGGCGCATATAGGTGCCGTTCGGCGTCTCAGTCAGGCTCTTGATCGCATAACCAGGTAGCGTCGGCGACGGTCCTAGCAATCCAACCTCCGCCGCCCGCTTGATGCTGTCGTGAAAAGCCGACTTCTTTATACCGAGCGCAGCGGCAGCCTTAACCAGCGTGCCGTGCTCGCGGTAAGCCTCCGCGCGACGCAGGAGTTCTTCGTGTGAAAGGCGCGCACCCGCGCCCTGTCTGTCATGGGACATACAGTCTCCTCGTGTTTGATTGGTAGCCGACTCGCGGCGCGGATTGGTCGTCCGATAGTGAAAAGAGAATGAGTCTCGAGATGAGATGTCAAGCGGGAATAAGAAAGACGCCGCGTAACCTTCAGGCAAGGTTCATCCCCCAGCTTCTGTTCTGAGGATCTGGAAGAGGAGTAATCAATGAACGAAGACCGGAGGCGTGAGCGCCGTGGGCGCCCGAAGAATCCTATTGAAAAGCTCAGTATTTCCATTCGGTTGGAAGCGGAATTGGTGCGCCGGATCCAAGCAACTGATCCCAACTGGCGTGAGAATATTGCCGATCTGGTCAGGCGGGAGTTTCAGTTAGAAGATACGAAATGATCGGCGCCGTACTGGTCCCCATGGTGAGCGGCGCAAAAGGAAGGATGGAATGTCTCGATAAATGTGGTGTTAATGAACTAAATAAAAAAGAAGCGGTTCGGCTGACGGTGGAGCGCCATAACATACGCCGGAACCAGTTAAGTGATCCCTCCCCGTTATCCACATTTGCCCCAAGATGTTACGCGCAATATCTAGATGTTGAAGCGTTGCAGCAAACCATTGCTTGACGCTCAACGATGTGTACATCAAGACTTATGCCGGCTTGGAGAATTGGCAGTCTAAAAATGCAGATATTTTGCGATGAAAGTGGCGGATGTGATGTTGCTGACAAACATACTTTTCTCGTGTCTGCGATTGCGATAGATACTCGCGACGCAACAAACGTATTGAAAAAATTTCGCAAAATCACGAAGGCAAAAGGAGAAATAAAGGGCGGGCTACTGCAGGATAGTCACAGAAAAACCTTCTTTGATATTCTTTCGGAAGAAATCGAAAATAGCTCTGTGATCGTAACGAGTGCAAACTCAACTGATCTAGGCAGATGGGCGATTAAAGAACTAGCGCTCGTGGACAAAGGTTGACTGAGGAATCAATTTTTGATTCAAGGCTGCCATTTGGAGGCTGCTTTGGGCGAACGGATAGGTTTGACAGACGAGGAATGGTCGGTAATCAGTCCGCTTCTACCTGCTGAAAGTGGGCGTGGATGCCGCCCTGCTCAGGACAATCGGCGTTATTTCGAAGGCATGCTGTGGATGGCGCGCACAGGAGCGCAATGGCGGCATCTGCCTGATGAATACGGCAAGTGGAACAGCGTCTTCCGCCGATATCGACGCTGGGTGGAGACCGGTGTTTTCGAGGCAATGCTTGAGACACTGGCCGAACTGGTGGAACGGGATCGAAGTGCCGACATGATCGACAGCACCGTCGTCCGGGCACACCATTGTGCAGTCGGCATAAAAAGGGGACTCAAGAGACCGAGGCGCTTGGCCGATCGCGCGGCGGTTTCACAACCAAGCTCCATGCCCGGTGCGATGCGAAAGGCCGACCGCTTGGCTTCGTCCTGACGCCCGGACAAACGCATGATACCCAGGGCTTCGCGCCGTTATTCCGGATGATCTCCGACCAGATCGAGGCGTTCCTCGCCGACAAGGGTTATGACGCTGACCCCATTCGCGACGAGATCGCCACCGCCAATATCGAGGCCGTCATTCCGACAAAAAGCAACAGACGCCAACCAATCCCGCACGACAAAGCCAAATACAAATGGCGTAATCAGATCGAGCGCCTCTTCAACAAGCTCAAGAACTGGCGGCGCGTTGCGACCCGCTATGACAAGACCAAGGAATCCTACCTCGGTTTCGTCGCAATCGCTGCAGTCAAACTATGGATACCCTTTGTCCACGAGCGCTAGGTGAGCGTTCAATTTATCATAAAATGCTTGGCGAAGCATGCGCGTCCTTTGATAAAAAGGAAGCAAGTCGCGTGAACATTTTCCCAGATAGCGGCAGATACTCCAAACACGAATTGTCGTGTATTCAGAAGGATCCGGAGCGGAAACTGGGCGAAGTTTACGGTGTACCCGTATCTATGTCATTTCATGATAGCAGAAGCCAAGATGGCATACAGTTAGCTGATATTGTGGCAAATTCAGTTTATCAACTCTGTGGCGCAGGAGTTGACGAGTTTCATACGCACGAATTTTTCCAACAGCTCGTCGAAAAGAACAGATTCGTGGTGAAACCAACAACTTACGATGGCGACAAGCCAAACTGGCTATAAAAAAGGGTTGCCGATGGCAACCCTTGAAAAGAAACGTCGACGTTCTAGCTTGATTCCCACTTCAAGTTACTAGCGGTGCCAGTTGGCCCCTCCTGGGCGGGCGCTAGGCGCGATCACCTTCAAAGATGAAAACTTATCCTGACGTGGTCAGTTTATAACTCATATCTGACGGCCTCGTCAAAAGAATTTTCACGTTTTTCGTGAATCTAACGTGAATGTGTACCCCGCAAAGAATTTGAACTTTTTGGGTCTCTAAGGTTGAGTTTTAAGCCCCCCCTCGGCGCCTTCCTTTCATGTTCTCCCCCGCGTCGTCCTCGTTGCCATGATGTTATCAATCCGCTCGGTAAGCCCGTCGATACGGTGCGCCACACTTTCGATGGCCCGCATGATCTGAGAGGTCTGTTCCTGCATGCCCGCCTTCGTGGCGAAGGTCTCGGCCGCGCGCAGCTTGTAGTCGGAAAGCTCCTGCCGCGTCAGGCTGGCAAGAGCCGTTGCAGCGTCCGCTTTCGCCGAGTTGCGGGCCTCGGCTTTAGCGATCTGGCTTTCGACGTATTTCCAGAGGCCAAACAGAAAGCCCATCAGCATCACGATAAAGCCGACAACGGCCATGATTTCAGCGCCGGTCATTGCACACCTTCAGAAGTTATGTTGCAATAGTCTGATCTAAAAGGATGGGGGAAATGTTTGAAAACCAGGCAATCGGGGTGACTTGCCCTAAATGCGGAAATCAGATCGAGCAGACCATCGCTTGGCTTAAATCCAACGACAAGGTCACTTGCCCTGGGTGCGGTTCTGATTTCATCATCAATAGCGAAAAGTTCTTCGCCGGAATTGAGAAGGTCGAGGAGGCGTTCTCGAAACTCAGGAAGTCTCTCCGAGAGAGCGGAAAGCGCAGATAGAGTTTGTCGGAAGCTATGCACATCCAGGCACAAAAACAAGACCTTCACGGACGCACCCCGCATAGCTTTTCCAGTTTAGTGTTCTCCGCGAGAATCTGGCGCTTCGTGCCGTCAGTCAGACTGTCCTCGACGCTCGGGCGGACAGGCCGGGCCACATCGCAGTAGCTACCGGCCGTCACGCATCCACCGAGACAGAGCAGCGTCAACATCACCGCCGCCAAGCTTGCTCGTTTCATCTTCGATTTTCCTTGCTTTGTTGGCGGCTTTCAGCCGGTCGGCGGTGGCGCTTGTGGCGTTGTCCGCCCTGCCCTTGAGGTAAGCACCCGCCAGAATCGCAAGGGCCGCAGCGATTGCCACGGCCCAGCCTGTGATCTTGGAGCGCAGGGTTAGGAGCCAGGTCATGTTGGCACTCCTGTCAGCAGCATCGAGGCAGTGCCGTCGCGTTCGCGGCGGATCAGATAACCATCGCAAGTCTCGGTAATTCCCTGAGCGAAGGTCAGCTTGGCGTCGCGCCATTCCTGTGTCTTGCCGCAATACTGGACCTGAGCGGTTTCAGCTTCGGTGTCGTATTCGATCACCACCGTTATGTTGCTCACGCCGCCACCCTCTTCAGTTCGAGCCGTCCGCTCTTCCAGAGCCAGAAGCCCGCACCTGCTGCGACCAGCAGAAGCGCGACGGTTGCGAACGCCCAAGGGTTGGAAACCGCACCGATAAGGCCAGTGACGAGCGTGCCGCCCGTGCCGGCAACGATCGTCTGGACGGTCTTATCCTGTAGCAACGGCACGTCGTCAGGCTTGGCATCCTCGACGGCTGCGGGTTTCATTTCGCGAGCTGCCACGAGGCTGTCGAGGAAGTTGCGGTAGTAACCGGCAATGAGGCTGGCCTTATCGCTGCCGTTGACGATAGCGCGGGCTCCTACAGGGTCTTCCTTGCCGGCGCCGAAATAGTCAGCCAGCCTCTTGCCAGTGAACTTGCCGTTGATCATCCCGTCGAACAGGATGCGAATAGCCGTGGCCATCTCCAGCGCGGCGTCGGGGTTATCGCCAAGGCCGTACTTCTTATAGTTGTCTTTGCCGGTGATCTGCGCCAGCCCACGACCGCGGTACAACCAGCCGTCGTTCGGTCGGGTGTTGCCCATCCTGCCGCCGTAGACCTTGTTAGCCAAGGCTTGCGGATTACGGACATAAGGCTGCGCGGCACCTACCGTGCTAAACCGGCTGGGCCATGTCTTCTTTATCTGGGCGGCGGTCGTGTAATTGAGGTTTTCCTCGATCGGCTGCATCTTGCCGCCGGTCTCGTGGAATGCCGTTGCGAGCACATAAGCCGTCTGCTCGTCTGGCAGGCTTCGGCGCTCAGCTTCGGCCAGAATAGCCGACGTGCCGTCGACCTGCGCCTGGCTCAAGCGCCCGCCAAAAGGCGCGCGCCTCGCATACGCGAAGAACGTTGTTTTGTTCATGGGGATGTCCTGTAATGGAGTTGGCAGCTCAATCGGTGCTATGCGCGCACGGTTCGTTCTGAGGCGTAATGCCAATTGATCGAACGGAAGCGCCGCCCGTTCGTTATTCCGATGCCGTTAATCTGATCATCGGAGGAATGGCTATGATTAGAAATGGTTTCGACATGCGCCGGGAAAGCAATATGACGTGGTGCGTCTATGACGTATTCAACGGCGAGATTGTCTCTATCGATGGCCACAAACAGTCCGGTCTCAGCGAGAGTGATGCCAACGAGGCCGTCGATTTGCTGAACCGGAAGTATATCGAGCGCCACCAGGAATGCGGGTCTGGTCGACTGCCTTGAAGACATCACGGGATCATGCGCTTTGTTAGCGTAATTGAGCCACAAGCCAGTGTTCACCGGCGACGAGGCGCTGTACAAGCCCGCCGGTAATTGGCGGGCGATATGAACCACTGAATGTTGGATAGACAATGTACAAATCTGCAGCTTTGTCAGCACTGATAACCGTATTGGCCTCCTCTCTTCCTGTACATGCACAAAGCATAGAAATCGGCCCAAATGGCATCCGCTTATTAGAACCCGAAAGTGATCGCCCGCGGTATCGCGAGGGTATCAGCGAACGTCGTGCAGCGCGCATCGCTCAGAGAGAAGGTATGGACGAAATCGACAGCGTCTCACGTAGACGCAATGTCTACATCGTCCGCGGAGTGGACCGTTACGATGATGAAATGCGGGTAGTCATCGACCGGTATTCAGGCGAGGTATTGCAAGTTCGCTGACAAACAGCCCCGGCTAGTCCGGGGTTTTTTCTTGAGGACTCTTACGTCGATGGGTTGCCTGACGAACGAGCAAGGGGCATTACCGCCTGACCCCTTCCCCAAGACAAAGGTAGTTCAGCAAATGCTAGTAAGATGGTCCGGCTTCGGAATGGTATCGGTTTTTGTACTAATCGCAGGGATGCTGGGAGCGACTTTCCTGCTGCGGCCCTATTTCATGCAGAGCATGGCGCTTCATCCAGCCGCTTACGTCGCCAACGGTATCGGTCTAATCGTCGGCGCTGCTGCAAACCTTTTGCTGGTTGCAGTTTTCAGAAAAATTTCCGCCGAAACGTATCATAGCTTCATGGGCATCAGCATGATTGGTTGGTCAGTCATCGGCTTAGTCGGCGGGGCTGCGCTCGCGGCTTACGGCTGGACGCTTTGACCGCAGCGCCCGCAGGTTGCATATTCCTTAGATTGTGGGATGATGAATACGCGCTGTTGAAGCCCCCGCTTTTCCGGCGCAACCTCGGCAGCCCCCGCGCCGAGGTTTCTTTTTGGGATTAAAAATCGCCCTAAAGGCGGTGCCGCTGGATAGGTTCCCAGGATTATACGCACTGAACAAAGTTAGGCGAGTCGACATAGATTCGATGAGCCAAGCGGCCACTGCGATTTGTATTGTCATCATGCGCAGGAATAGTAATGTTTACCATAACCGGTGGCTTAACAACTTGCACATAGAGTGGCGACCCCGTTCGGTTTTTGGGAGGCATGAGGATGCATCAACCAATAATAAGTTCATTTCAAACTCCTTCTCTTTCTGGCCTCATCATCAAAGATGACCGAACGCCATTTGAAACCCTCCCCGGTATTTTGGAATTTTCATCAAATCTTCCTCAGACAGAGCGCGTTATCTCCGCAGTCAAGAACGACACTTCCCCGATACCTCAAACGAAGGATCGGGAGTATTACCACGGCGACGAACACGCTGCTTGGTGGCTGAATGGCCTAGATGATATGCATGGCATATTAGGGACGGCAGCCCGCTTGGACATCAATACCAGCGGGTTGACGTATTTTGAGATGGGGTGTGCTTCGGGTCGTGTCGTCCGTCACTTCGCTCATCAAACCGACGCTAAAATTTGGTGTGCTGATATTAATTTGCGCCATACTGAATGGATAAGGAAATTTTTGCCACCTCATATCAAGGCCTTCAACAATACCGCATTTCCTTATTTGCCCATTGAAAGCAATTCCGTCGATATTGCTTCGGCTTTTTCAGTATTCACGCACATTGACGATTTAGAGTTGATGTGGATTGCTGAACTCGCGCGCATTATCCGCCCGGGTGGGATGGCCTACATCACCGTCCAAACAGAAAATACATGGGAGAAATACAAGACAGGTTGGATCAAAGATGTTCTTATGCCAATGGCAAGTGTGATCCCGGACTACGAGATAGGCCTGCACACGTTTGAAGAACCACTTCCTAAAGAAAAAACAGTTTACTGGTGGCAAACCAGAACTGTTTACAACAGTACCGTTTTTCACACGACGGATTATCTTCGACGCGAATGGTCCCGTTTCTTCAATGTCATCGAAATTATCCCAAACGGCTCCACGTATCAAGATGTCATTGTATTGCAAAAATACCAAATCTAAGTCTGGCGGTACTAAGGGAAACCTCTCATCATCCGCAACCCGAAAGGAAGCGAAGAAAATCTTCATTGCAAAGACAACTCCTCACATTTTGAAAGTTTAACGAAAGACAATACAATGACGGAAATACATCATCCCTCGAAGATTGCAGCTAAAGAAGAGACGTGGAACAGTGTTGCAGAGAAATACACACTTGAAATCTCCGGTTTTGAGCGCGCCTTGGCATCAGAGATCGCCTCTCTTTTAGAAATATTAAACATTTCCCCAGGTTCCACCTTGCTAGAAGTGGGATGCGGTTCCGGACATCTGTCATTATTGCTAAACCTTAATGGATATAAAACGGATCTACTCGACTTTGCCGCAAAGGCGTTAACGCACGCTGCGGAAGCATACAAAAGGTTTGATGGCTCACCAGATACGAAATTTTTCAATCTTGATGCCATTAACTTCACACCCGATGCAGTTTCAAATTATACCGTGGCTTGGAACTGTGGAGTTTGTGAGCACTTTAGCGCTGAATCGTTAGTCTCCATGCTTCACAATATGGCAGCAGTCAGCGAGAAAGTGCTTGTCATAATACCGAACCCATCATCTGTTTTCTATATCGCCGGAAAGCGAAGACTACTGAATGATGGGGCTTGGCAATACGGTACTGAACTGCAACGAGACAACTATGAACAGGCATTCTCAATGGCAGGCCTCAACGTCCTACATCATGGCTATATGGGCAGAGATATGACACGAAACTGGATCACAAATGCCGTTGGTGAATCCGGAGAACATTTGTTTCATACGTTGTTGAATGAGGGACAAATACCCCAGGATCAGTATTATCTACAGTATTTTTTAGCCGAAAAAGGCAATCGTTGCATGAAAACCTTACGTATTGACGACAATCCTACTATAGATCGAACGTTCTATTTAGACGCAATGGGAACGGCGACTGCCCTGATCTCAACACTTAAGGAACAAATATATTATCTGAAGCTTCAGATTGAAAGCCAGCAATCCATTATCGCCAGCGACCAGTCGGCTAAAGATGAATATACCTTCGTTCTCGCGGAAAAAGACAGTATAATCTCTTCCAAAGATGCATATATTGACTCACTCAAAAATGATGTAACGAGAAAGGAAGCAGAATTATCTCATAATTTGGAGTTAATTCAGACTCTGGAAAGAACAATGGCTGATACAACAGCAACGCTCTTCGAGATACAGCAGAGTACTTGGTGGCGATTAACAAACCCAATTCGCCGAGTTTCCAGTCTATTTCGCCCTCAGCGTTAACAGCCTTCGCTAGCACCCTGAGCAAATACCCCCCTTTCCCACGGAAACAAAATGCCCGGACAACTATCCCGCATCCCCCTTATCGCTAGGGGCTTAACTCGAATGGTTCGAGATCATGGTACTCGCCACACCATTAAATATATCGGGACACGAATTAATGACAGGCTCTTGTCTAGGCGTGGTCGCGGTCTTCCAACAATATACGCGCAGGCGCCCTTAAGTAGAAACCCGCTCGTATCTATCATTCTCCCAATTTACAATCATGCTGAATTCCTCCCACACGCGATTAAGTCTGTCCTAGCTCAAACATATCAAAACTGGGAGCTAATCGTAGTCAACGATGGATCATCCGATGACTTTCAGGGCGCAATCTTACCGTTTTTGCCAGAAAAACGGATACGCATAGTAAATCAGAAAAATCTGAAGCTTCCAGCCGCCCTCAACAATGGGTTTCGCTATGCCGTTGGTGAATATTTCACATGGACATCAGCTGACAATATAATGTTGCCAAACCAAATCGAGGTTCTGGTTCGAGCTCTGGAATTAAACCCGAACTACGGGCTCGCCTACTCCGATTACACCGCAATTGATGACAGAGGCGCGCCACTCAATGACCCTTATTGGCGAATGCACAACCGGCCAGATGGTAGCGCACGTCTACATTTGCCGGAACAGGTTACGCTAAGGAACTTTCACGATAGCGGTGATAATTTCCTTGGCGCCAGCTTCCTCTGGCGAGCCGATGTTCACGATTTGGTAGGCGCGCACGATGAAAACTGTCTGGGCGGAGAGGATTATGACTTTTGGTTACGCATGAGTGTCGTCACGCCATTTCTGCACGTACCCTTCAACTTGTATGAGTACCGCGTTCACGACAACACGTTAAATGCAAGGGCAGCCGAGCTCAAAATCCACGATAATGTTCAGAGACTGCTTTCATTTGATAGGGAGCGTAGAGCCGCCCTATTAAGAAATCCAGACGTCCTACTAGATCCTGCTGACACGCATTCTTATTTACGTGATACTCGGCAATACTCCAGTTATGTCGGTAAGCGGCTAACATTCTTTAAATATTCACAACTGGACGGAGCGCATTATTCTAACACAAAGAATACTGTAGCTTTAGCAATTGACGTTCCCATCAATGAGATTGACCCCGCGAAACTTGAGGGGGCGAGCATAATTGTTACTGACGATGCATTCACTTACCGGTGGATAAAGCGTTTAGGATATCCTTTGACCAAGCGGATTATCAAAACGCCCTGTTTGTCTTTATCATCCAGCGTACACCACGCTGCGGCCCTCACCCTTTACGAATCAGATAAAGAAGAAACTGGTTATTCCTTGACGCAAAATGCCCTTCCGATTTCCGGTACCATTATGCCCATCAAGCATATCCTGCTTTTGGTCACCAAATGGGGGAAAGGGGGATTAGAGCAGGTAGTCCTTGACGTAGCTGCGGGAGCAAAGCAAGCGGGCATCGATGTTACTATAGGGTCCACAGACGAAACGGACACGCAGTTATTACGTGCTGCCTGCGGCGCAATTGGAGTCAACTGCATTGGATTTTCTTGTTCAGCGTTAGCAGTACGTGATTTCGTCAAAAACAACTCCGTCGACGTTGTCAACTATCACCACGCGTCGCTAGGCGCAAAACTCATAAGCGACATGGGTATCCCGACTATATATACAGTTCACAACTGTTATATCTGGCACAATAGTGAAAAATTAAATGAAACATCGGTCAGTTTAGAACCGATGGACATGTTTATCGCTGTCTCCCGCCAAGTTGCTGCATATGCGAACAGATGGCTTAAAGCGCCCCCGGAAAAAATTTATGTAATCCCAAATGGCACCACGTTGCCTGGAAACATAAAGTTAGACAATTCACGCGGGAGCGAAATTTTTCGGTTCATTTGCACAGCTTCAATAATGCCGCTTAAATGCCAGATTCACTTGGTCCGGGCGTTTGAAAAAGTTCATGAAGTCTTCCCTAATACGCGACTTACTCTTTTGGGATACCCCGCTGATGAGGCATATCATACCGCCCTACAACAAGAAATATCGATCAGAGGCTTGGAAAATAGTATCGAAGTTATCCCCGGTCTAGAAAGAGGCAGAGCGTTAGAAACTATGGCAAAAGCAGATTGCATGATTCAGCCTTCAGTTATCGAGGGGTGGAGTATTGCAGCCGCTGAGGCAATGCTTTTAGGCCTTCCAGTAATCGTTACAGACGTGGGATCTGCATATGACATGAAATATTTGTCGGACAGTGTTAGAATTATAAAAGGAAAAATTCCCGATATCCTAGATCTGACTGGAGACACTCTGTATTCTACTCTGCTCGCGGATGATCAGGACTTCGACAATAGAATAGCCATTGAGATGATACTTGCGGTTAAGAACCGAGATACAATGAAAGTTGCTGCAATCGCGGCGGTTTCTAAAGCTCAGGATTTATTCTCTATGGGAAAAGCCATCAGCTCTTATCTCAATCTGTTTAGCACCGCCAAATGATTGAGTAAATTGGCATTAAGGTCACTCACTAGAGTGACCTTTTTACTAGCTTCCAACACTCGCAACCCGAAACACGTCCTCGCCAGGTCTAGACGACACATGGCGAAATCGAGAATAAGTTACAGTCTCAAAGAGGCAAATGCAGCATCTATCTGGGCTTCCGTGGTGATATTGCCGGCATCGATAGCGGCCAGCACTTGCGCCTCGATACCGTAGCTGTTTCGCACATGAAGGCGTACGGCTGTGGCAAGTTCGTCCATTTGTTGGTTCGTCAGCTGGCGAAACTCACCGTCGGCAAACTTCCACGGATCGCCGTCGGCGCGCTCGCCTTTTTCGATGGCAACAGTCTCGGCAATGATCTTGCTCTGGCTTTCACGATCCGAAAGCACCGGCCAGCCGTTCCAGACGGTTCCTCCAACTTCCCGCTCCCAACGCTTTGCTGCGGCGTATTCTTGCAGCGTCATGCCGGGATGTTCGGTCTGTGGAATGCCGTCTTCAACCGGGACGGTCTTCGTGGGAGGCTGGATGCCGAGAGCTTCGGCGTAGCGAGGAAAACCTTTCGTGCCGCGTCGGGCTTCGTCAATGACCACTTTTGTTGCTTCAGGCATTTTCAACCTCCACAAAGTCAGGCTTTTCTTGTTCTGGAATGAGACGGCCAGTCTGGGGATCGGTGTTCGGAAGCGTGAACACGACTGCATCCTGACGCTCGCCCTTGACCTGCCAACCAATCAGGTCATTGCAGGTTTCATCGTCGCAAATGATTTCAAACGTGCCGTCATCCAGCCAGCGCCGATAAACGGCTTTTCCGCTGTCTTGGTTCTGGAAGAACAGAACCTTGTCTTTCGTCATTGCTTGGAAGGTGCCAGGTCTCATTCCATAACGGCCATCAACGTCCACGACGGCACGCCCATTCACAAGGCGGACTGTTCCCCAATACTCAATCCCATGGCTCGGGCTTTCTGTCGAAGCGTACACAAGGTCCGCATTGAGCGGGTCCAGCGGATGATCGGTTATAAAGCTCTTGCTGCCAGCGGTAAGAGTTCCCGAAACAATTGCACTTCCATCCATACCAACCTGAAAAAGTGCTGCTCCATTATACCCTGCTGCAACTCGCCAAGTACCATTAACGGTGTCCGAAATATTCGCTTCCATCCGGTAGCCGTAAATGGCAGAAGGCGAAATCATATAGATTTTCGGGATTACAGAACGCAATTCGACGGTTGACAAAGTTGTTATCGGTCCTGTTACAGTACCGCCCGTGAGACTAAGCTTCCGATTCAACGCCGTCTGTGTTGCGGTGCTGATCGGCTTTGCTGCATCCGACGTATTGTCAACGTTACCCAGCCCCACAGCGGCTTTGTTCAGCGCCGCCAACTGACCATCCCCTCGCACGTATTGAGCATTTGTGCCGGTGGCGAGGGACAGCAAAGCCTTGCCAAGCGCGCCAAGGTCAATGGGCGTGACATCGCCATTCGCATCCGTGGCGAGCGCCTTGTCTGCAGCCAAGGCCACCTGTTTCAGATCGCCCGTAGCATCAGTCTGCAATATCTGCCGAGCAGCCAGCGTCAGCGCCCCCAACTTGCCAAGACTGCCGTTCGGGTCTTGGACGCCCAATTCATCTTTGCTGATCGTCTCGTACTGCCCCGCCGTATTGCCAATGAGCAAATTGCCGTCCTCGACAGGTATTCCAGCAATGTTCGACAACACGCCATTGCCCAGTAGTTCAATGAGCGTCGTCGTCTGGGCGGTCACACGTGCGCCATCCGGCAAATAGCGCGCCCGGTATGGCGCGTTTGTCAGGCTCGTGCCGGTCCACGGTTCGGTCAGGGTAAGCGAAGTGTTGCTATCGACGCTGGCAATGATTGCCGTCAGGTTCTGGATTTGCAGCGTATCGCCGGGACGGAAAGCCGCTGTTATAAACATGGTCCCGGTGCCGGTGACAGTCAATGAACCATTGGCGAGCGTTATCGTCCCGGTCACATAGTCGGGCAAAACAGCCATGAGTTACCTCCCCGCGCTGTCAACGCGGTATCTTTCGGTTGGATTTGGATGAGGGTCAGCGCTTCCAGACGAGCGATTTCAGATAGGATGTGTTGTAGATTTCCACATTTCCCGACGCTACATTATCGGCATAACCCTTGCGGACAATGTATGTGTTGTTTCCGGGGATAGCGGAAGCATCAATTGCCATCGTAGAAAGCGTGAAGTTCTGGCTATCCGTTCCAGCCGGTTTGGTGACGATAAACGACTTCAGTTCCACACCGGTTGTGCTGTTGATTAGCCTGACCGTAGTGGTCGCCTCTAAACTGGTTTGCCCATATAGTCTTCCATTGCACGACCAGTCCAACAGGCCCGTGTTACCCTGTGGTGAATTGACGACCAACGTTCCCATTATGTGGACGTTGGATACATAGGTACCGGTATATGTCATCTGACTGCTGGCTGTGACTGCACCAAAATCAAGATTACTGGTCTTCACCTGCAAATCGCCGATCTGAGCCGATACGATTTGAACATTGACGATCTTCGCCCAGTCCATGACGAAGCCTTCGCCGTACATGACATTGTTTTGGATGACGAAGGGACGGTAATATTCAGTTCCATTCGTAAACACGATTTGCGCGGCTGTCATTGCGATCCTGGCACCGTCTGGACCAGCATCGAGGAACAGCCCGGCGGTTTTCCAGTCGTCAATTGTTCCACCTGCAACCTGCATGCCGATGCGAGAGTTCCATCCGCTCGGAGCCGCATAGGTCCCCATACGGAATGTCGCATTGGCGCTGACATCGTTGACGGTCGAAGTAAGCTCGGTGATGAGGTTGGCTTGCGCCGTTACATCATCCTCGACACCGTCGACACGCACTTGCAACAACTGGATGATGCTCGCGCCGGTATTGTCCCAGAGCTGAGCATTGATTCGCGTCAGCTGCTGGCCAATGGCACTATTCGGACCCGTTGCGACGATAATATCCTCCTGCCACATCGCCTGGGCATTGCCGAACGTGCTGGATAACTGGCGAGTCAGACGCTGAATATCGGAATAGTTGCTATTGTGATTGTCCGCCGTCAGGGTAGCAAGTTCTTCAGCCTGCCGGATCAGTTCGCGAACCTGCGGCCCGATCCAGCCAAGATAGCCCTTCAAGTCATCGGCCAATCCCTCATAATCGATAGGGTTCTGATCGCCTTGGGCGTTCAGCGTGCGGAACGGTTTTGCCGCCGACCACGCTACAGACCGGCCATTGTCCACGCGCAAACGCGTGCGGACGAACCAGTCAGTGAGCGAAGTCAGCCCTTCGGAGATCGTCACATTAACGATATCGGCGGTCACAAAATCGCGGAAGACCTGGCTTGGATCGTTTGCGGGCCAGTATTCGATATCAACGCCGACAACCGAGATATCATCAATCGTGTCCCAGAGCAGCCGTGCACCCGGCAACTCTCCGGCACCATCGGCCTTAACGATTGTCGGGATAACATCGAAATTCTGCACTTCGGCCAGATACTGCGGCGGTGGCACGACGATGATGTTAGGAGGGTTGGTCTCGTAGGCGGTCGGATCGAACACGCCATTGCTGATCTGCTGCAAAGACAACGAGATATCGCGAGCGCCGTCGGTATTGATCCCGCCAAGCTGGCGCGTCAGAACCTGATATGTCCGGTCGCCATACTTGGCACTGTTCCAGCGAACCCACCGGCCTTCCTTGATCGTATCAAGGAATTTCGGATGAACGACGATTTCCGCCGATGCCTGATAGCGAGCGCCACGAATGGCAATATCAGCCAGCCTGTCCACCTGCCGCACATCGGTGACGGCAGCGTAAGGAATGGCACTGGCAAGCGTTTCCCGATCTTCAGCCAGCGCCCCTTCATCGATACGGGTTGCCGCGTCCTTGGTTTCGTAGAAGTCATCCGGCGAGACATAAGAGGCCGCAACGGTATTGATGAGTTCGGTACGCTTGCGCTTGGCACTGAACCGCAACGGTGCACCGCGCTTGATATCGTCGTCGGTGATGGTTGCAACGATGGCCTGCGGAGCGCCAGCAATCGGAAATTCGCCGTCAACACGCTCCACCCACGAGCCGCACATGGCTTCAAGGATCGGCGTCAGGTTCGCGTCGTGATTTGCGCCGGGGCCATCCTTGGCAATTGCGTGTGCACGATAGCGCTTCGAACCGTCCGACATGATTTCGTCGCAGATGTTCGCAGCCTGGGTATATTCCGCCAATGGCAACCGGCTTGCACGAACGGCCTTGCCGACCATGCGCTGAGTGCCGTTGAAGAAACCGCGCTCCAGATTGTAAATCTGCACAACCGGATTATCGGAATATTCCCACGTGCTCTGATCGTCCCAGCGATGCGCGCCTGATCCGCCCATCGTGCTGTCCTTGCGCCAATCGTAAAGCGGCGCACCGACGACTTCGAACAGCAGCTTTGCCGGAGAGGTCAGGCCGTCGCCATTCTTGCGCAGTTCGGAAAACACGACGGCATAGGCAACGCCTGCACCACGATGGTTTGCAGTCCAGCGGCCAGCCGGACGGGCGTTACTGATCAGCGTCGGCTCTGCCTGCTGATCCATCGTGCCGTAGAAAAACTTGACGCGGACATTATCGTGATCGTCGCCGCTTGTTCCTTCATTCGGCACAAGCCAGTAGCCGTTGGCGTCCTGCTGGCTCAAGATGCGCCATTGACCATTGTATCGAACACGCGGAACAGCCGTAATGCGGAAGCTCGACAGAACGAACACGTCCTGTATCAGACGCCCACCCGACCCATAGCTGTTGCGGTAAATGTGATGGCCTTCAGTCGCGCAGGTACCGAGAATGACCGAGCGCGGGATATTGGCGCCGTACTGGGTTTCCAGTTCCGATGCTCGGCTCTGGGTCTTGGGCGGAAACAGCGCGTTAACGGCATATTTCAGCGCAATGCCAAAGGCGGTCTGCGCGATACCGGCAAGGATCGGGCTTGCAGCCGCCCAAGCGGCCACGCTCGATACAAGCCCGCCAATCGCGGTGAAGATAGGCGCTAAAAATGGCATCCGACAGCCTCATGCAGGCGCAACAAAAAAGGCCCGCTGCTGACGGACCTTCAAAGGCGCAAATTGTCGAAGTGGTTAAAGCCCGACCTTGTAGGCCTGCTCGATATCGGTCACCGGAAAGAATGAAAGCCCATGCGGCTGTTTGACCGCGAAGCCGGACCCGCAAATGAACCCGGCGACATATTCGTCATTGATGCGGATAACGCCCACATCACCCCGGCGGGCAGCGAGACGATTGACCGTCTCAAGCTGGAGATAGTTCTCAAACACGTCCTTGACGTTCTCGCAGCCATTGGCGCGCATCTTGCGGGCTGCCCCAGCTTCCGTCTTGTACTTACCGCGGAACTCTTCAAGCGGGTCTTCGCCGGTTACGGCCTTGATGGCATCGGCGGCAGTCATGAGGCAGTCCGAAACGCCCCATTCCGGCGCGATCGATACATGAGCCGTCGCGAGGTCTTCTAGCGCCCGGTCCCAACCGGGTACCCTAGCCGAATTTGATTTTGAAGAACTCATTCTTGATCCTCGCGGCATATTCGAAAAGCATGTCACCGGGCGACACAAGCTGCTGGTCCTCATGGGATGCGTAGCGGTAGCCCTCGCGGAAGTTGTCGACCGCGCCCGTTTCAATGTGGCCTTCTAACCAGACCTCATCGCTTTCCTCGCGGTGGTCGATGTAGTCGACATAGCCGTACCAGGTCGGTTCGGCATGAAGGAAAGCGTTGTTGTCCGGGTCGAAATAGAAGTCGTAGAACGTGACCGGGCGATTTTTATAATCTTCTTGCTCGATCAATCCGAGCTTATCCGGCGTCAGGCCGAAATCGGCGGCAGCGGGCAGGCGCATGGTTACTGGTTGGGCCGCTGTGCCAAGCGCGTACATTGGTTCGTCAATGTCGATGATGGTGTTACCATGATAGGTCAGGCCACCATAATCGACGCTTCCCTTGCCTGAGAAAAAGCCATAGGTGCCGGTACCGAACTCGAACTTTACGGCAGATGCGATCTTGCCCCTGCCCTCGTTGAGCAGTTGCTGTAGACGTGCAGGAAAGGCCATGAGTTACCGCCAAACCATTGAAAGGGTGGATTCAACCGCGCCCAGCTGATATCTGGCCGGCATGATTAGAAGCGTTTGCATGTTGATTGTCGGTTTTGGCGCCTTGATCCAAGGCGTTCTTCGCCTGGGAAATCCTGCCCAGGCAGTAGAAAAAACGGGCTGGCTGTACCAACAATTCGGTGACCAAGGCGTGGCTATCGGCATGATCGCCATGGGTGCCGTCGCATTGGTCATAGGGGCCATTATGTTCAACAACACATGGATCCGCGCTATTCGTGCGCGACGACAGCGGTAACGATGGCTACCTCGGCACCTCAATGAGCTGAAAAGACGCATCGGGAAACTTGCCCTCGCCAATTTCCCATGTCCGCGGCATGAGCCGCATATTCATAACAGGGTATTTGAGTCGCACCGTCGCGCCGACAGTGATGTAGGACGGCAGAAAGGGCTCAACCTTCACCTGCACGCTCGTGCTAGCCGCTGTGGCATCAGCAACGATGCGGGCAATGAAGTTGTAATCACCGAGCGTGAAGCCAGCCAAATCGCCGTTCATCAGCTTCAATCCGACTGCCACGCCGTTAAGCGTGAGCGTATTGCCGTTGATCGCGCCCAAAGTTGCCGTACCGGTAATCGCCGAGTTGTTTGCGTCACCCCAGTAGGCTTGCGGGATGCAAACATGCTTCGGCGTATAGTGCACCGTAACCTGCCCGCCCCGGCATCGATCGATGAACGCCTCGAGCAAATTGCGTTTGGCATTCGTCAGATCGGTGATTTTTGCGGTCCACGTCCAGAACGGATCGCCGTTCTCAATCGCTGAAATCGCCCGATCCCCGTACTGAGACATGGAAACCGGGCGATTCAGGACCGGGAAAGTCGGCTGATATCGAAGGCCAGTCGGGAGAAGTTCAGCCATTACTTTGCCAACCCTCTTGAGTTTACCTGCCGCAGATCACGCGCGGTCCGGACGGCACCCGACTTATCGTAGGAAGCCAGCCCCTGCTTGACGTTGCGCTGCGAGATGCGTTCGACCTCGGCCTGCCAGTTGCCGTCGCGATCCACAAAGACACGAACATCGGCAATGCCGGCTTGGGCCTGCTGCGACGCAGCAGATGAGCGCAGGATAGGCATGGATGGCGCGCGCAAAGGTGAGCCGCCGTCCTTCAGCCCGATAACATGGCCGCTATTGATGGCTTCCAGCAAAGCACGGTTGCGCTTTGTGGCGGCGGCGTTAACGACGAATTCCTCGTCGCTCAGCATCGCCGGGATTTTATCACCACGCGGCCCGCCAGGACCGCGAACAATTCCACCGCCTGCGCGCTTTACCGGTCCACCGTTCTTGCGAAAGATGCCCCCCAGAGCGCCAAATAGGTCGAAGCCGCCCTTGTCGGTATCGAAGATGTTCGCAAGGCCGATATCGATTAGCTTCTGCGCAATGCGGCCAAGAGCGTTCGCGAAAATCTCAGCTGACTTTGCACCGTTTAATAAATCATCAGCAATCCCACCGACGAGGTCTTTTTGGAAAGCCGCCATATCCTCGGCGGTCTCCTTGATACGGTTTTGCGCTTCGGCAAGTTTATTTGCCTCGGCACTTGCAAGCGCCCACTGGTCTGCGGTCTGGGCAATCTGCGCCCGCAGTTCTGGCGTTAGCGCCACACCCGCCTTTTGCGCCGCATTGAGCAATTCCTGCTCTGTGCGCGCCTTCTCCATGGCATAGCCATAGTCGTTGATCAGCGGGTTGATCTGGCGCTGTGCTTCGGTCTCTGCGACAAGGGCGGCTGTGCGGTCGGCGATACGTTGAATATCGCTGTCGAAACGCTCGGCGGGAGTTTTCTTCGTTCGACCCTTCTTCTTATCGTCTGGTGTAGTGGCGATACCGCCGCCGTAGCCCGATGGGGTTGAGGCGAGGATTTGCTGAGCCTTTTTCTGCTGGTCCTCTAACTTGCCAACAGCCAACCCGAGGGCGTCTGCGTTTGCCAGTGCCTGATCGGCGGCATATTCCAGCGGTTCAAACTTGAGCCCGGTTAGCTTCCGAAACCCCTGAGCCCGCGCATTAGCCGCCGAGAAGTCCGCATCAGCTTGTGCGTAAGCCGCTTTGGCGGCCTCGAGCTGCAGACTGATCTGCTTGACCAGTTCAGTCTGATACTGACGAGAAGCAGAAGCAGCGCTTTCTAGCGCAACCTTGTTTCCATCGACGGCTTCGCTGAATGATTTGGCAGCATGGTCGCCCGACGACATATTGTTGTAGAGCAGGTAAACCGCCCCAGCAGCTGCGCCTGCAAGAAGGCCAATCGGACCCAGAGAAGCACTAAATGCAGCAACAACACTGGTTCCGGTGCGCAGTGCGGTCAGAAAAGAACCCAGTGCGACGACAGCCTGACCAACCCCGACAACGACGCCAGCAATCGCCCGCCCAGTAAAGGCGGTAATCAGTACTGTTGCAAACGCTGCTACGACGTCGGCAATTTCCTTAAAATTGTCAGCCACGTACTGCAGCGCCTGAACCAACTGGGCACTAGCGCCAGCCGACTTGTCAGCGTTTCCGATGTAGGCCGTGAATTCATTGTTCAGCTGTGTGAATGCGTCAGCAATCGTTGCGTTAGTCGCTTTGAATTGCGCTTCAATGGGTTTCTGAGCATTCAGGATAGCCTTGAAAACACGATCGGACGTCAGCTTCCCATCGGCGCCAAGCTGCTTCAAACCTGCGATCGTCGTCTTAAACTCGTCCGCAATCGCCTTCGCGATCACTGGCGCGTTTTCACGTAGGGATCGCAGTTCGTCACCTTGCAGCACGCCCGATCCAAGCGCCTGACCAAGCTGGAGGATGCCAGCAGCTTGTTCCTGTGCCGATGCCCCGCCTGCCTTAAAGGCTTTCGAGACAAGCGACGTCGCCAAAGCAATCTCGTCTTCAGACTTGGCTACTGCGGAGGCCGATCTGATCAGCCGAGCATACAGGTCAGTATAGGCTTCAAGAGTTGTTCGGGCTTCGTTAGCCCCGTCCTTCAATTCATTCAACGAGCGAGCGCCAACACCAGCAGCCGTCGCTGACGAACGAATGAGGTTCCCAGCCTGCGTCCAAGCATCCGCATACTGCATCAACTCGCGCGTCCCCAAAGCGGCAGAAATGCCGGTCAAAGGGGCCGCGAGGTCTCGCATTGTGCCCTTGCCGATATTGCCAAGCGCCGCATTTATGCGCTGCACACTGGCATCTGCGGACTTCTCCATCTGGCGCATCTGCCGCGTGAACTGCCCGCGCTGGCGATTGATGGCGTTTTCCAAGCGCTTGAAATCGGCTGAAAATTGGACGACAAGAGATTCAAGGTTGGTTGCCATGGCAGGGAGGCTCCATGCGAGTATGTTTTTTGGTGATTGCTGCCGCCGTCATGGCAATTCCCGCGCAGGCTAATGAGCAGAACGATGCGTTCGCGCGGGCCGCTCTGGAGTGCTGGAACCCGCCTGCTTCTATGAAAATGGCAAGCAAGATTGTTCTCTCTGTCGAACTGGATAAAGATGGGGATTTGTCGGATGTGACTGCCAAAGAGTTCCCGAAAGACGGGATTGGAAAGGCTGGCGTGGAATCGCTCAGCCGGGCCTTACAACGATGTGCGCCTTACAAGTTTCCGGGCGGCACATATACTTTGACCATCGATCCGCAGGCCAAAGGCGCAAAGTCGCTGAATCCGTTTAAGTAGATTTGCGGCGTCACTTTACCAATCATACCGACACGAGCCATACTCCTTTGCGAGGAGGAAGATCTATGAAAGCGATAACTACAGTTTGCGTAGCAATGTTGGCTTTGTCCGGTTGCGCCAGCAATCAGACATCGGACACGGCGAACAAAGAACTAAGATGCCAACAACTGCTTAGCCGGGCCAACTATGCGGGAATACTGGAAGCTGAACGCGCTCAGGCGCAGGCTGAAGCGACACAGTTGGGTTGCTACTAGAAAGCAACCCTACCCCTCGCTAACCCACTCCCAAAGCTCGTCTTTTTCCGCCTGGCTCAAACCACCATCGTCAACCGAGTTAGCTTTGACGTAACCGTCAACGGCAGCCATGAACTGCCACATGGACATTCGTCTTACTTCTTGCGGCGTAAAGCCGAGCGCTGCGCCGTTGCCGTAGACCGCGGCAAATCTGACTTTTCCGTTGGGGAGACTGTCAAGCTGTTCTCCGCCTGATTTGCCGCCGCTTGCTCCCCCACCGGCTCCTCCGGAACACCTTGAATGCCAGCCTGCAGGATGATGGTCGCGAAGACGATATTCTCGGCAGGCGGGCGCTTTTCGATGTAGGTTCGCACGAGTTTCGTGGCGGCCGTCGGCTCCAAGCCTCCACCAATCAGACCCTGCCGGATAACATGAGCAATATCGCCGACGCGGCACTGTTTGGTGAATAGCCGCTCCAAAATGACCCAAGGACCAGCGTCGCAAGCTTCCTGCAACGCTTCCAATTCGCCCCAACCGAGGCGGAAGGTATAAGTGCCATCCGCCCAGTCGAGTTCAACTTTAGCGTCCCTGCTCATTACGAGGCCGTCGGAGCAGAGGTGCGGACCATCTCGCCGTCGGATTGCAGCGACACATTGAGTGTAGCCCGCTCGCCGTTGTTGGCGCCGATTTCGAGGCTCTCAGCGTGCATTTTGCCAGTATAGGTGTAGGTCGTGGCAGGAAACTCGATTTCAACCTGTACCGGGATGGAGTCGATGCTCTCACCTGCATCCAGCCAATCCTCAACGGATTCTGAAGCTAGCACGCCTTCGCCGCTAATGCTCATTGAGAGCGATGCGGCGTCACGACCGATCCAGTCGACCTTGTCAGGATTTTCACAATCCGGGATCGAGACTTCATTGAGGTTCTTGGTTAGCGTAATCGATCGCTGGGTAAAGCCACATGGTGCTTTATACACGATCGGCGTTGCGTCATTGCCGATCTTAACGCGGACCTTGCCGCCTTTGATCGTCGTAGCTTGAGCCATTGCGGCCTCCATACGAAAAAGGCCGCCCTTCGGCAGCCCAATAAACTGGTTTTCGGGGTGGTCGGCGTGGAGGCCCTAGGGCTGCTCGATGATCGCCGTGTAACGGATCGACGCATGATTGATTGCGCCGTCCTTGATGTAGTCAGTTCGCCAATATTCGAATGTCACAAGGGCGTTTGCTGTCAAAACAGGAACCCACCCTCGTGTTGCGAGACGCACTGCGTTTGCGATGTCGCGCATCTGCTTTTTGGCTGGCTCAATCGACCAGACATCCAGTTGGAAAATGATATCGTCAGCGAAAATGCAGTCGGCGTTTGCCTGTTGAGCGCTCGACGCGCCGATGCTGACATACGGAAAGATCGAGGGTGAGACTTGCCCTTGGTCATTCGTCGGCGGGTTATCGTAGCTGCGCTGACCAATCAGCGAGACAAGCGCGGGAAAGCTGCGCAATCGCTGAATAATTGCGCCCTGAAGCTCTAAAACCGGGTCCATTTAGCGATCCGCCGCAATTTGTTTGGCTGCCTTGATGATAGCGCGAGACACTCGGGCCCTAGCGCTGCGGCGCTTAGCTCGCCATGAGACGTAAAAGAAAGGTTGCGCCTTGGCCCCAGGGTTGAATGTTCCGGGGAACATGCCGCCGTTCACGTGTGGCGCACTGCCGAATTCGACCAGATGTGCGTAACGCACCTTGGAATTGCCGGCGTAAATCGTGATTGTCAGCTTGCCGTCATTCGACTTAACGCTGCCGATGCGCTGGCTGTATTTGGGCGCTTGGCCCCACGTCCAGCCGATGCTTTCGCGGAGATCGCCATTATCGACGGGGACGAGGCGCTTCATCATCGCAACGATTTCTTCGGCGCCTTGCTCCATGGCAAGTTTAATCGCGGCCTCAGCTAAAGCAGGCAAAGCTTTGAGCTTGCGATTGAGGCTTTTCAGGCCAAGGACCGCCATCAGGTTTCCTCGCCTTCAACAACGAGCATTTCCAAATAGGCATTTCGCTCGTCCGGATTGACGATAGTCTTGATACCGAAAACCCGGTTCGGCTTGTCCGCTGTCTTCCCCGCCCGTGCGTCGTATGCCCGCCACGATGCCGTTATCTGCCTTGCCGCGGTGCTGCCGCGAATGGTCAGATTGTACGGCTGCATGGACTGCATTCGTGCGGCCATGAGGCTTTCGGAATTGCTGCCGTAACGTGGTTCCAGCCTTCCCGGGGCGGTGAACTGGTCAACCCACTCGCCGCGTGTTCCGCCAAAGCCGTCGTCCACGTCCTGCCTGACCTGAAACGTCAAACGGCAATTCAGGCTGCCGGCACCTGCACGTTTCGCCATGCTTCAGCCTCGTCTTTTGTGGGAGTTGGAAGTCGCTCGGCCTTACCTGCGGCGATGGCGCGATTAGCGCAAGTCGTAGTCACCAAGCCGACGTACCCCCCTGGATAGCGGATCGTGACGGCTGGTTTGGGAATGAAGTCAAAAGTGGCCGTGAAGCGGAGCCAGGGCATTATTCTTCCACCGGCAACGTGCGCCAAACCCGATATGGCGCCAACAGCGCCCGAACGTGACGTGGCAGAACGGCGTTGCCTTCGGCCTTCATGTCAGGTTCGCGGTTCTCGTACAGATCAGCCGCAACCAACAAGATCGCTGCCGTTATGGGCGGCGTAACAATAATGCCGTCCGGCAGGGTTGGCGTCGCACCGGTAGCAACGATCTCCCTGTCGACATATTCGACGACGATCGTTTCCGCTGCAGCCAGATAAACTTCCAGCTCGGCATCTTCGTCGTCATGAAACACACGAAGGTGTTTCTTCAACAGCTCCAGGTCAACCAGTGCCATCGCCACCACCCTCCGGCGGCGTTTCAGGCTCAGGTTCTGGCTCGGGAGCCGGATTTGGATCGACGATTCCCGCCCCGATGCAGCTCGCCACCCGGCGTTTGCGTGTCTTCGTGTCGGCCATCGCCAACCTCCGTAACCTTCTCGACATAACCAAGCGCCAGAAGCGGTCCGGCTTGCCAGTTTGGCAGATTGGCGACCATACCTTCGTCCAATCGACCGTAATTGCCGACCAAGGTTTTAAGCGCTTTGACTTTCATGATTTCCTCGTGAAAAGGGGCGCCGAAGCGCCCCATCAACGTTAAGGAGTTACGGGCGGATTGACGTCGCCGGTCACGAAGGCCTCTGGACGGTAAACCGCCAGCGCGAGACGCTCTTCGATACGGATCGTGAACATGTTGTTCTCGAAGTCCTTATCGTTCTCGCTGGACAGAAGCACTTCGACGCCCATTCGGTCGAAGATCTGCGCACCGAGATTGAACGCACCGGTCAGGAACTTGCCCGCAGAAATTGCCTGGGTCTGAACGACCGGCAGATTCCACAGCGAAGGACCGATCGGGGACTGGGCATTACCGACGATGTAGTTGCCGCCAAGATCCTTGGTCAGCTCGATCTTGGTCCAGTCCGTCGGATGCAGAACGAAGCCGCTCGCCGGATATTCGGCCAGAATGACCTGTAGGATTGCAAGGCGAAGGCGGTCAATTGCCGTTTCGTTCTCCGGAGTGAACGCCGGAGCGAAGGCAGATGCCTGCGGGAGAATGCCGTGCAGGTTCTGACCAGTACCGTCACCGTTCAGAAGCTGGCCTTCTTCAACGAACTTGAGCCCGTATGTGCCGCGAGCGTTGATATAGCTTGCAAGGCCCGGAGCATCATCGAGGATCTGACGGCTTGCCTTGAAGATATGGGCCAGCGTGCGAACAGGCGTGGTTTCCATATCGAAGGTCAGGTCAGACTTGGGCTTCTGAGTGCCTTCAGCGACTGGCGCAGCGCTGTTCGTGAAGCCAGTTTCCTTGACAAATTCGACGCTTGCGGCCGAGGTCTGGCCCGGTGCAATAAGGTCACGGATCGTCAGCTGGCGATTAGGCGGGGCAATGATGCCTGGCACGCGCTGTCCCGGTACGAGCGAGGTTCCAGCCGAACGACCGGCACCGACAGTGGTATTGCCGGAGGTAATGTCAGCGCGCTCCATGCCAACACGGATCGAACCGCGCCATGCGCCGGACACGTCGGTCGACTTGAACTTTTCGGACGCCACGACGATATCGCCAACGTCCTGCGGGCCCTGTGCAACGTCATCGCGTTCACGAGCGGCACGCTTTTCCAACTCGCTGATGCGGGTCGTGGTGTCGCCAAGCTCGGAGAGCGCCTTGTCGACTTTGCCGGTCAGCTCGGTGGAAACTGTTCCATGCTGCTGGAGCTGCGTGGTGAAGTCGGCAGCAAGATTGCCGACCTTTTCCTTGATTGAAGCCAAAGACTGGCCAAGCTCGCCGATCTTCTCGGCAAGAGAAACTTCGGACATATGTCCTCCTGATACTAAATGGTGAAAGTGCGTGTTTCGGCCAAAAGCCGTTCGAGGGCCGCCGAAACAGCGGCGTTTTCCGCATCAGCATCAGGTTCCCCCTGATGTTCCTTGAAGTAGAGCGATGCGGCTCGCTCCGCTTCCGAGTTCGACAAGCCGATCAGTCCCCTGATCCCGTTCTCGAATTCGCGTTTAGTGATTTCTTCGCCGGAGGCCATCTTGCTGGCCAACAATTGTGCGGCTTCTGCCTTTGCGGCGTTGGCCGCCTTTACGCGGCGGACATATTCCGGCTCGGTGTTCGCGCCCAGTCGGGCCAAGGTCTCGTCAAGTGTGGCAATACGATCAGCCATACCCCGGTCGATCAGCGCTTCAGAGTAGAACACCCTGCCCTGACCAAATCCGTCTTCTACTTTGGATTTCGTGACGCCACGCCCATCGGCAACGCTCTGCAAAAACCGGCCATAGGATCGGTTTACGCTATCCTGAATGTATGCCAGCGTGTCCTTGCCAAGCGGTTCGGTTTCGTTGCCTTCGACCTTGTGCTTACCCGCCGAAATGTAGGTTCGCTTGACGCCAGCCCTTTCCAACGCGGCAGAAATATCGTCGTGCGCCGTATAGACACCGATCGACCCTGCACGCCCTGACGGCGTGACAACGATTTCGTCAGCCGACGACGCGATCCAATAGGCG